CCCAGGTTCGTTCTCACACACGGAGGCAGTCGGTGCCGGCAGTGCCCGTCAACGGCGGCGGTTCTCCCGCATCGGGTGGATCGTCGGAACAAATTCAGGTTCGCTTGACCAAAGGCCAGGCGGAATCGGCCGAGGACGGCACCCATGTCTGGCTCAAGTCCGATCTGGCGGCGGGACGCATCAAGGATGCCTCGATGATCGGTAAACCCATCGGCGTGCGCGAAATGGCCCGGCGCGTGTATGAGATGGGCAAGGAACGGCCCGGCATCTTCGAGAACGGGAACGTGGATCAGTAATAAAATGGGCGTGACACGCCGTTCGTTCCTTCGTGCATGGGCAGCGTTGCTCGCGAGTCCTCGCGCGGCCTATGCGCGTACCGTATTTCATCTACCGTTACCCGCTTTTGATTTTGATAGTTTCAACAAGCTGGCCCCCGATGGGCAAGCATATCAATGGGTCGTTAAAACAGTATTTGGTAAACCCGATCAAAATTATAAGTGCATGGAGGAACGGGGCTGGCGTCCCGTTCCGGCTACCAGGCATAATAAAAGATTTCGTATTGCTGGGGAGACAATTGAATACGGCGGTTGTGTGCTGATGGAAAGGCCCATCCGACAGGTCAGTGCCGTCATGGACGAGAACGTGTCCAAGGCAAAGTTGATGGTATCACAGTGGATGGATGAAGTCAGAGAAAACGGCTTTGTTTGTGCGGTTGAACACGGTCGCCATACGATAGATGATGGCGGTGCTGCCGGGACTGACGAAGATAGAGCAGACGTATGGCGTGGGCTAAGGCCAACATGATGAACGACCAGATTAAAGACGCCGCGAAACAGATGGACGATTGGGCCGCGCGGCAAGCGGAAAGCGGTTTTAGTGGCTCCGTGCGGATGATGGGACAGAGCGGCACAGAAGTTACACCAGTCTACGAGCGCAAGATTGGGACTGCTTCGTCAAGCCAAGCTGAGAAAAATGCCCGCGATGTTGAAAGGGCGGCCTTACGTTGGTTTCATGCGAAAGTCGAATTCGAGGCTGCCGCCCGCGAACTTGAAGCCGCCGTGCGCGAACAGAGAGGATACTAACCATGGCCCCACGCCCCGACCCACAGCCTTCCGCTCCGCGCATTCAGCCCGTGCAAGGGCAAATGCCGATCGATGACGATACCACGGTCCAACGCACCGGAGGCCGTGACGCGCGCCCCTCGCCGCGTTCCGATGCTGTGACGCACGAACCGCGCACCAATGCCCGCGGGGGTGTGGTGGTCAAAGGGCGCAACGGGGAAGTCCTCTCGCGCGGCAAGGCCGGCACGACCGATGCTTACGAAATCCCGGAGGACATCATTCCCAAGGGCTGGCGGTACCAGTGGAACACGGTTTCCGTCATTGGTAATGCCGAAGTCGCGCGCCGACATAATCTGACGATGTACGCCCAAGGCTGGCGGCCGGTGCCGGCGAATCGTCATCCCGGCATGTTCATGCCGCTCAATCACGAAGGTCCGATCGAGATCGAAGGGATGCGGCTAGAGGAACGCCCGGAGGAACTCTGCGCCGAAGCCGAATATGAGGACAAGGTTCGCGCTTTGACGCAAATGAAGGACCGCGACGAAGCCCTCATGGGCCGGAGGGCCAACCTGCAAGGATCGATGCACCAGGACTTGAAACTCAATCCTCGCGCCAACTACAAAGGACGCAAGACGCAACTGTCGATCGACGAAACCTACGAGATCGCCCCGCCGAATTATCAACCGGCGGACGATTCGCAGCCGTAATCCGTCATGCCGATCTCTGTTGGGAATATCGCCTTGCAAATTCAACGTCGCATGCCCGCGTGTAAGGTCACGATTCAGGATACGATCGATAATATTCTTGTGGAAAATGCAAGCGGGAAGCTCGGATTCGCAATAACGCGACAGTATATCGAGGATCATTCGGTCGATGATGTGCTAATGCATGCGGAGAAAATGGCGACTAATTTGTGAGTTAGCCCGATCTTCCCTCCTTTCCTCTGCGCCCCGTGGCCGGCGGGCAGAGAAACCACGCTCCCGATGAAGTGCGGGGAAGATCGGGATGCCAAAGGGAGAACTGGCCCGGAGGCATGGTGTGTCTAACCGCCAATCGGGAGAAGCCGGCCGCTTTATCTGATTCCTCACATGATAAACTTCCTCGAATATAAGATCGCCCGCATCAACGAATTGATCAAGGAACCGCGTTGTCGCGATGCCTGTCCCGATGATCAGACGAATCGGGTTGAGGGATTGATTCATTTGATTTCCGATTGCTCGGCGCAAAACGTATTGGAGATAGGCTCGCATCGGGGGATTTCCACCGAGACGTTTCTGTTGCTATGCCGTTCCGTAATTGCCGTCGATCCCTTGCAGGAGACGACGCATCTTTCAGCATCCGAATTCGTCATGCGCTGCGGTGGATATCCGAATTTGCAGTTACTCAAAGGGTGGAGTCCCGATATTCTCAAGGACATTCCGCCCGAGAAATTCGATCTGGTCTATCTCGATGCCGAGCATGACCTCGAAGCAGTCCGGCGTGACATCGTAGCGGGTTATCCTTTGGTCAAACCGGGAGGTTATCTCGCCGGTCACGACCATTCAGAATATACGCAAGTGCCAAAAGCTGTGGATGAATTCATTGCGCAATACGGCGGGGAAGTTAAACTTTATCGCGATTCGTCATGGGCGGTGAGAAAGGCTGACAAGTGAACGAAGCTGCGACAAGCATCGTCTCATCCGATCCTTACGAGGGTTTCGCCGATTTCGATCCCATGCCGTTAATGCGGGCGGTGCAATACGTCGTCACCGCCGGGGTCGATGGTCACTTCGCCGAATTTGGTTCCTATCAGGGCCGCTCGGCGGAAGTTCTTGCGCGCGAACTCGCCCGTTGTTCCGTTCTCTACGATATCAACGAAAAGGCGAACACGTCGAGCGAGCGGCGTCTTTTTCTGTTTGAGGGGTTTGAAGGATTCCCACAAGCGACCAATCCGGTTGATCTGGCAAGCCCGCACATCGCCCGTGGCATCTGGCCTCCGGGCGGGGCCAGGGGCGGCTCGCCCGAACAATTGAAAGAGCGTTGCGCCCGGCATCTGAGCGAAGATCGCATCGAAATATTTCCCGGCTGGTTCAAGGACACGGTGAAAACAATCCCGGAAGATGCCCGTTTTGCTCTGTTGCACGTGGATTGCGATCTATATCAGTCGACCATTGATGCGCTGGTGCCGATATTCGCACGCGGAATGATCACGGATGGTGCCACCATCCTGTTCGACGATTGGTACTGCAACAGCGGCTCGCCGGATTTCGGCCAGCAGCGGGCGTGGCGGGAGATTACCACGGCGTTCTATCGTTATCGTTACACCGACTATGGGGGTTATGGCGTTGTCGGTCGGCGGTTCATTGTGCATTGGTGAAACATGATTCTCAAACGACGCAGCGACGATGCGCGGAAGGCTTATTTCGAGGGCCTAAAATGGGGCCTCGAATTTGCCGCTAGAACGCTGGAACAAGCAAACGATGAAACGTCGCGCATGTGTCTCATTCAGGCGTTACGAGACATGAAAGACTCTCCGTTGGCGCAGGATTGCACAATATCATGAAACTCGTCATCAACCTCATCACCCGCAATCGTCCCGAAATACTAGCCCGGACGATCGAGACGACGCTGTCGAATATCACCTTGCCCGATACGGTCCTGATGGTGTCTGTCGACAATGATGATGAAGCCACCAAACAAAAGCTGCGCTGGTATAATGCGCCGCAAGTCAAGATCGACATTCGTCCGCGCGAGGATACGACCGGAGCAAAATACAATCGCGCTTTGGAAGACAAGGATGCGGGAATCATTGTCAACCTATCTGACTACAACGCATTTACAGTCAAAGGGTTCGACGAAAAGATCGTCGAGGCGGCATCATTGTTTCCCGATGGTTACGGCCTCGTGGTCAATCATCTGCGCAATGCTTCTTTCCCCGATACGTTCGCGATGACGCGCAAACTCGCCGACAAGCTCGGCTATTACGCCCCGCCTTTGTTTACCTATTGGTTCTGGGACCATTGGGTATTCGAGTTGTGCCAGCGGATCGACCGGGTGTTCGTGGCCGATACGCGCGTCGAATACGATAAGCAGGGAAAGCCGCCGACGATGGGCTTGCGCGAACTAGGTTGGTGGACGACGTTCTTCGACTGCGCTTATCTGCATCGGCGCATGGTGGCGGATGCCATTGTCGATTCGGAGGAATTTGAGGAAGCGTCATGGCGCAAGAAACAAATCAAGGCGATGGCGCCGCATATCGAATATCGCTCGAAATGGATCAACGACAGCGTGCGCCAGCAGGCGCGTGATCTCGAATGGCAGGCGAGCCAAGGCGGTATCATCAAGCAAGATGACCGCTACATGCGCGCCAAAGGCCAAGCCACGGCGTTGGTGCCGGGGTTAATCGCCGGAATGCCGCCGGAAGAACAGCAGGCATGGGCGGCGCGATTGCTCCCGCCCGCGAACGTGGTGAATATACAGAGGGTGGGGGTGAGATAAATGTGCTGGCCCCATGACGTGGATATTTTAACACAACGATGCCGGCGATGTGGGCGACCTGAGATTGTCTGTCTTCGCGAGGACGATGACCCATTAAAACGGGGAATTTGTTGGCTTCGCGCACAGGCAAATGCTGAAACCGATCCGAAACGCCGCGCTGTATTTATCGAGTCCCACAACGCTATCTTCTCTATGCACGAAGGTCGCTCTTAATGTCCCACCGTGTCTATATGTTTGTTCCCGGCTACGGCCAGCACGTCACCGCGACGACTTTTCTCACATCGCACGCGGTCGGGCAATGCCTTGCCGCCAAAAGCATCGGCTTCGGAGTGTCGACGCTTTCGTTTCCCGATATTGCCGAACTGCGCAACATGGCGCTCACCATCTGGTTCGACCGATTGACCGACATTTCGCATCTGCTGTTCGTCGATTCCGACATGGGCTTCCCGCCCGAACTCGTGCTCGACATGCTGCTGTTCGATGAACCTCTGGTGGGTTCGATCTACCCGCAACGGCAGTTGCCGACCTCGTGGGCAGGATCGGGCACGGGGGATACGCTTGCGGAACGCCGCGGCGATTTCATGCGGGTCGAAGGTGTCGGCATGGGGTGTTGTCTCATTCGCCGCGATTGCGTGCTGCCGATGCTCACACGGTTCCCCGAACTGATCGACACGCGCCTCGATCTTCACCCCGCCAAAGGCATCATGCAGTCGGCAGGGGCCACCCGCATGCTGCGGTTATTCGACAAGATGGATATCCCCGAACGCGGAATCGTCTCGGAGGATTTATCCTTCTGCATTCGCCACAACATCTGCGGCGGCCAGACCTGGGCGGCGATCGGCCACAAGATTTCTCACGTCGGCCCCTACGACTACGGCCATCGTTATCTCGACATGACGGCGTACACGATTCAACAAGTGCCGCGTCTGATGCCGGCAAGCGAAGAAACACAGCCGAAGGCGCCGGCAGAGCTGGTTGAACCGCCGAAGCCGGATGTGGGGATCGTGGAACAAGTCACGGCCGACATTCAAAAGCTGGAAGCGGCGGAATGATCGCGATGGACGATATGCTTTGGCGGGCCGCCCAACTGTGGTGGGACGCTAAAGGCCGCAAGGCTGCCGCTGGCAAATCCTTAACCAATCTCAAACATGTGGATAATCCTACGATCGGGTGCGATACCCCCGAAGAATGTGCTCTTGCACTCGCTGTGGCCGCGCGGCTTCGGCTTTTCTGGTTGGATTCCCCTTGACACGAATCACTTGCGCACATTCCCTTTGACGAAATGGGGTAGTGGGTCAATCATAGCGATTGACCCGCCACAATTGAAACTGACCCAGTACCCGAAATGGAGTCTTTCATGAGCGATCCCAAAAGCGGAACCATCGTGTTCGTGTATCCTGACGGCAACGACGACCCGGAAAAATGCTATCCCGCCATCGTCATGGGATCGCATGAAGGCGAGAAGGCGGTTGCCGAGAAGCCGGCTGTTGCCAAAACCAAAACGGCCGAAGCGACCGCTGCCACTCCCGCGACCCCGGCAACCCCATCCACCGTCGACCTCATCGTGCTTGGCGCATGGCATGGATCGCCGGTAGTCGAACGGCTGGGCGTTCCTTTGCTCGACAAATGGGACGCCGAAACCGTCCGTCCGTTCGCGCTTGCCGCTCCATACGAAAAACCGGAACCCAAAGCCGACGAACCGGCCGAGGTCGAGCCCGAACTTGCGGAAACCGCTTGACACGAATCACTTGAACCTAGCCTAATCCCTCTCACGTTCCCCGATTCGCGCCGAATCGGGTCGAGCTTCGCCAGATAAAGCGCCGCGCTGTGCGCTTATTTGATCTGGCACTTCCCGCGCCGCACGCCGCAGGCGCCCATATCCCGGCATCATATTCGCCGCGCCGGCGAAGAATTGAGCCACAGCCCGGAGATATTCCGGCATGGCCAATACGCAAGCTGCATTCGGCTTCAAGCACACGTCTTACGTTCCAGGCGGTGCGCCCGATTTCCAGTTGTCGCACTACGTGATTTCGTCGGCTCTCGCGACGAACATCTGTTTTGGCGACGCGGTGATCTACACCAATTCGACCTCCCCCTTCATCATCCCCGCAACCCCGACCCTCGCGACCGCTGCCGCTGCGGCGATCGTCGGCATCTTCCAGGGGTGCATGATGATCCCATCTGCGGGCGGCGCGCCTACATGGTCGCCGTTCTATCCCGCCTCGGGGGTGGCGCAGAACGCCACGGCCTACGTCATCGACGCGCCGGGCGCGCAGTTCCTTGTCGCCGCGGCAAATACCGCGATCACCTCGGCCAACATCGGACAAGTCGCGAACTTCTCGACCGGAGTCGGTGCGACGACCGGCGGCGCCTTCTCGGCCATGACGATCGATCAGTCGACCGTCACCTCCGGTGCCGGCGCAACCACCCTGCCGTTCCGCATCATCGATCTCTACCAGGGCATCGGCAACGGCTCCGATCCAACCACCGCCTTCAACTGGGTCATCGTCGGCTTCAACAATCAGTTGAAGCGGTCGAACTTCGGCATGTAACGAGCGGAGATAATCCATGCCCATCGCATTAGCCAATATCCGCTCCGAACTGCTGCCCGGACTGTTCGATGTCCGCGGCAGCTACGACATGATTCCGAGACAGTGGGATCGCGTATTTACCACCCACCACTCCAAGTTGGCGGTCGAACGTTCGACCCAGATGGCCTTCGTCGGCCTCCCGCAACTGAAGGATGAAGGCGCGGCTACCGCCTTCGACAACAACGCGGGCGAACGCTTCACCTGGGCCTTTGTGCATGTCGAAGTCGCACTCGGCTACGCCATTACCCGCAAAGCGATTGACGACAACGTTTACAAGGCGCAGTTCAATCCGACCAACCTGAAACTTCAGGAAGCCTTCGCCCAGTTCAAGGAAATCCAGGGCGCGAATATCCTCAACCTCGCCACTACGCAGAATACGCAGATCATCGGCGATGGCGTGGCGCTCGCCTCGACCGCGCATCCCTACGACGGCGGAACGTGGGCGAACACGTCTTCGACGCCGAAGTCGCTCAACGAATCGACGTTGCTTGCCGACATGACGAACGTGCGCACGCAGTTCGTCAACGAACGCGGCATTCGCATTCTCTCGCGCGGTCGGCGTCTGGTGGTGCCGCCAAATCTCGAAGGCATCGCCATTCGTCTGACGAAGACGGAGCTTCGTCCCGGTACGGCCGACAACGATGTCAACGCCATTCTCACTCTCTCGGGCGGCCTGCCGGAAGGCTTCATCGTGCTCGACTTCCTCACGTCGAACTTCGCGTGGGGGCTGACAACGAATATTGATGGATTAATACATATGATGAGAATTCCATACGAAAGCGATTTATGGGTCGACAATGTGACCGACAACCTCCTTGTCAAAGCCTATGAACGTTACAGTTTTGGGTACAACGATCCCCGCGCCCTGTGGTGGGAAACGCCGACATCGTAAGGACTTAGCAGGGAAATCGACGGAGCTTCCAAAAGTGTATCGTTCGTACAACGCTATCGACAATCTGCGAATTTGTACCGCTGCGCAGAACGCTGCGCGCCGCGACACCAGCCGGCGTACAATCGCGCCGTCGCGCGGGGTCTTCCCCCACGGGACTGGCTACGTCGCGCGTATCCACTTCGCGGGCAAGCGGCACTATCTCGGGTATTTCTCTCATGCAGCCGATGCTCAGGCTGCTTATGAGAAGGCCGCCAAGGAAATCCACGGTGACTTTGCCCACGCGCCGGAAGTAGTACCCGCGCGTCCCAACTACTTGGCGCAGGAGTATGAAGCCAAGTGCGAGTGCTGTGGCGCAGAGGGGACGCGCGGCCCTGGCGATATTCGCCGCGACAGGACGCGCCTTGGCAAGCCGCGTGGCATCTTGTGCATCTGGTGCTACGGCCTAATGGTGCACGTGGATGCGGACAAAAAGAGACTGCAACACGTCTTCCGCGGTGCATTGAGATACATCGACCGTCTGACCGTCTTCGATGAAGACGACCCGAGATATCAGGAGGCCGTTGGCCATGGTTGAAACCCTTCACCGCGGCCCGCTCGGCAACATGGGGTCGTTGGAGTTGCAGGCCGGAACGGCGGCCACCATCGAACCGATGGACGGCCCGTCTGTGTCCTATCAGGGATGGGCGCTTGCCGATCCTGCCGGACTTCCGTTTGCCAAGGATGGGGCATTACCGGGTCGCGTGCCTGGCTATCTGCACACGACATTCTGGACCGTCGACAACAAACCGCAGGCGACCGCCACGAACGTCGTTGCTGCGGTGCAGGCGTCGCTTCTCACCGCCAACGCTTCGATGGCGCTCGCGACAGTGGGCGTGGCGGGGGCGAACGCGGGCAATCCGTCGATCGCGGTCGCGGTGCCGATCATTCCGCTGGGCACCACCACCGTCACCAACGTCATCGCGCTCGACTTCGGGTTTACCACCGGAACCACCACGGCGAATTCATCGACGGTCAACTGCGCCGACAACACGCAGTTGTCTCTCGGCCAGTGGATCATCATCGGCAACGTCGGCAATTCGGCCAACACCGCCTCGTTGATTACGCAAGTCCAGTCGATCGCGACAGCAAATACGACCGGCGTCACGGTCGGGCCGGGCGTGCCGCTTGCAACCTTGGGCAATGCGCCTATCGGTCAGGCGAATCTGTTCGGTTCGGGTTTGCTGCCACCCGCAACACAGTTTGGGCCAGGCGCGCCTGCTGCGACCGCACACGCGAAAGTTCTTCAGGCCGGTCTGCTGCGTCTGCATAATCCGCGCGAGAACGTCACGCGCAATATTTCCGTCTCGCTCACGACCGGAGGCACGGCGACGGCGATCGGTTTTCTCGTCACCGGATACGATTGGCGCGGCTCGTTGATGACGGAATTGATCACGTCGCCTGCTACTACTTCGGCGACGGTGACATTCGGCAAGAAGGCGTTCAAATATCTTCAGGTCGTTCAGCAGACGATCCCGACCACGGGCAATACTTATTCGGTTGGTATCGGCGACACGTTTGGGATGCCGATTCGGTCCGACGATTGGTCACAGACAGAGGTCTACTGGAACAACGCGGCCATGACGAACGCCAACGGCTATTCGTCGGCGGTGACGACTTCGCCCGCCACCAATACGACCGGTGACGTGCGCGGCACCGTGCAGGTTTCGACCGCAGGCGCGCTGGCAACCTCTCTTGCCGCTCCGCTGTCGACCGGGACGGCGAAGCTCGGCATCATTCAGGACTTGGCGGTCTGGAATCTGGTTGCCGCGACACCAAACAACACTGCGCCTTTCTTTGGCGTTGCCAACTCCACGACCTGATAAGGAGGTCCCATGGCCAAGCATCACAAGAAACACCACGGCAAGCACAAGGCGCGTGGCGGCGGTGCGGAGCACGGCGGGGAAGGCCACGAGAAGCACATGGTGGCCTCGGGCAACCCGAACGTGATCAAGGAAGCCGAAGAACACAAGAAGGGCGGCAAGGTCGGCAAGCACAAGAAACATCATCGCGCCAAAGGCGGTCCGGTGACGAAGACTGTGGGCCTCATGACCGGCGGCGCGGTGCGCCCGCGGCTCGACCGGCCGGGACGCAAGTCAGGTGGGCGTGTCGGTTCCGATACGTCGCCATTGACTTCGGCGCATCACGCGCGTTCGGGTTCGTCCGAGAAGCCGCGCGAGCAGGAAGGTGGCATGTCGAGCTAGGCGATGGCGAAGCTGACGGCGAAAAAACGAAACGCGCTGTCGACCTCGACATTTGCGGGGCCTGATCGGAGCTACCCGATTCCTGATAAGAGTCACGCGCGCAACGCACTCTCTCGTGTGAGTCAATTCGGAACGGCGGCGCTGAAAGCCAAGGTGCGGGCCAAAGTGCATAAGAAATTTCCCGAGATCGGCAAGATCGACGGCGGCTCGGTTCGTCACAGAATGGACAAGGCGCCGCGCCACTGAAAGATAAGGGCCGCGCATGGCGCCTCCGCAAGTCGTCACTTATGGCCTTCTCGCCGCGTCGAACACTTTGGTGGTCAACGCGGTCGGGACGATTGCTCCCGGCAATTTCACTTTGGCGACGACGACGCTCGATGCGCAGCGGCGCATTACGTTCACGGTCGCTGGCAACGAATCGAGCAACACCTTCACCATCGTCGGGCTCAACGCCAACAACGCGACGATCACGGAGAATATCACCGGGCCGAATACCGGGACGGTAAATTCGGTGCTCGATTACAAGGGTCTGGTTCGTATTTCAACGCTGGCGACGACCGCCGGGACAATTTCGATCGGCACGAACGGGGTGGGGGCCTCGCTGTGGCAGATCGTCAATTCCAACGCCGCGCCGGTCAATATCGCCTACGGCATTGCGATTCAGACAGGTTCGGCCAATTGGTCGATCCAGTATACTTATGACGATCCAAACAATTTACCTTCGGCGGTCACGACCGCGCAGGCGTTTAATCATCCGACCCTCGTTTCAACCACATCGAATCTCGACGGCGCGTCGAACGATCCGATCTTCGCGTGGCGCCTGTTGATCAATTCGGGAACCGGGACGGTGCGCGCAACCGCGATCGAAGCAGGACTCGGGAGCCCGTGACGTGGCTGACGCAACCGGCACAAATACCACACCCCCGCTTGGGTCCGGTTCTGCTGCGGGAGGTGATTTATCCGGGATTTTTCCCAATCCGACGGTTACCAAGATCAACGGTACGACGACGCTTGGCACCTCATTCCTGCCGGCCTTCGGCGGCGATCTGTCAAGCGCCGCGGGAACAACCAATATAACCGTTGCGTCGATTGGTGGGATCGCGCCTGGGCCTGCGGCAACCGCCACCATAGGGCAGATTCGCGGCATTGCCTCGAACACCGCAGCGGTGCCGGGTAATATTGGTGAATATATATCAAGTTCGCTTGCCTCTGGGTCAGCTTTTGCGCTTGCCAACAATACGGCAACCAGCGTTATTTCAATCCCACTCGCAGCCGGAGATTATGACGTATGGGGAACTGTTTTTGTTACTATTCCAACCTTGACCGTGGTCAAAGAAATTCAAACGGGGGTAAACTCGACATCGAACGCGCTACCTGCTGCTATAACCGGCCAACTTAATCAGATTTCATTGGGTGCGGGATTAACAGGTGGAAGTGATATGGGCTGCCCATCTGGCATTGGTCAAATGCTATTCGCAGCAGCGGGCACGGCGTTTCTTGTGACTAATGTGCAATTTACCACGTCGACTGCGAGCGTTTATGGCGTTATTCAGGCGCGGCGGCGCCGGTAGAAAACAAATAAAATGGCGAGTTCAGGGACGTTTACATTCTCGCCTTCAAATGGCGAGATTGTGCTTGCCGCTTACGAGCGCGTTGACGTTCGCTCGCCTGCAATTCGTGCTGAGCATATGTCGTCGGCGCGACGCGAAACAAACCTGATGTTTTCCGAATGGAGTAACCGCGGCGTCACGCTCTGGACGCTGGCGCGGACGCAGACCACTCTGACGCAGGGAACTGCGACTTATTCGGTCAACGCCAACACCATCATGATTCTTGATTCATCGATCGTGCTCAACTTCGGGCAGGCGAATGAATCGCGACGATATATCACGCCAATTTCGTATTCGGAATATATAACGTATGCAAACCAACAGACGCCAGGGCCGCCGACCGTGTATTTTTTCGACCGTCAAATAGCGCCGAATATTACATTTTGGCCCGTTCCTGATGGTAATGGTCCTTACACATGGGATTTCTATTCGTACATCCAGATTCAAGACGCCAATTTTGCGGGTGGTGAAACCCCGAACGTGCCGTGGCGCTGGAACGACGCCATCGTGGCTGGGCTCGCCGGCCGATTGGCGAAGATTTATCCCCCGCAGGGCGCCCCGATGGTGGATCGCATCACCTTCGAAAAACAGCGGGGAGAGGACGCCGAAAAGGCTTTCTCGATAGCCTCGACTCAGGATACCCAGAACGTGCCGATGAAATTTTCGCCGAATGTGCTCGCGTATTATCCGAGGTAGGGCAGAATGTCCTGGCGCCCACATCCGAAGCATACCGTCACCGACCCCGATTCCCCTCGCGCATGGGCAACTTGTGACCGCACGGGATTTGTTGGGAATATTGATGATTTGCAATGGCAGTATGAATGGGCGGGGACGAATCTTGTTAACAAACGCCAGCTTGTGCTAACCGACTATTTGGATGAACCGCAACGCCAACTCGGCACGCTCATTCTGCCGGCCGATCCGCCATCAATCATGAACGCGCGGCCGGAAATCTATTCGATCGATGAAGAAGGATCGTCGCTAACGACCGAATCTGGTTCACTCCTGGTCGCTGAGAACGGTAGGATATTGACGCCATGACTGGTGCCGTAACACCATTCAATCAGTATGTAGCCGGAGTGCCTGCCGCTGTTACTCCGCTCAATCTGACGGATACTTTTTATGTTTTGCAAAATGGTGTTTCAGCAGGTGTTCCGGCTTCTGCGGTTGGTTCTATAATCAGTAGGACTGTGAATGCTGCCACGGTTCCTGGACCAGTGGCCCTTAACTTGGTTACGCTTGTGGATTTAGGCACAAACGCCACGGGTAGCGTACTCGATGCGTTTGGTTGGTTGACCGGCCAAGTGTACGGAACGCGCTTTACCTACACCGCTCAGGGAAACAGTTTGCATAACGGACTCACTGTTTCTGCAGTCGCGGGAGGGGACGTTGCCTCGATCGCGGCCATGTCGTCGGCCGTCTACGCCAACAGGACATTAGGAGGTCTGGGGACCGGCAGCGGCGCTTTGTACGGGTTTCTCTCGTTTATCAACGTCGGCGCATCGGGGACGGTGCCGTGGGTCATCGCCAACGAGGCGGAAGCTCTCGGCGCCACGGGCGCGACCATCACCCGCCGCGTCGCCTACAGCGCCAACACTCAGGGGACGGTGCAGGGCTCGCTTGTCGACGCCGCATTCGTCGTCAACGCTCAGACCGACCTCTACGGAAGTCCGGCAGGGTTCAAAGATTTGATGCTCGTCAGCAGTAATTTCTACGGCGCAGGACAGGTGCCGCTCGACACCGCCGGAAACTTCTTTCGTTCCGATGCGGCGATCACCGTCGCAAACTTTGCAAACCTTGCAAACGTCACGGTCACCGGCAATATCCTTAATTTTCCGAATGTGGTTCTTACTGGTGCAGGTCGACTGGGCCTGCTCAACACATCGCCAAAGACCAATATCGATGTTAATGCGAACACATCATCCTCACCTTCTCTAGCGTCTTCAACATCGCTCCAGCGCTGGCAGGCCGCAGACGGTATCAGTAGCGGATGGGAGAGCGTCACCTATACCAACGGCAACGCCGTGGGAAATATCTTATCTGGCGCTCTTGCGGAAGGAACGTCGGCCACCCCGACTGCAACACTTACCAATCGCGCGTTGTGGAATATGCGCGCCTATGGGTACAATGGCGGCTTCCAGCCTGCCGCATCTATTGTGATTGAGAGTGCGGAGAATTGGTCGTCTGGGCATCAGGGCACGTTTATTGCATTTAATACGACGCCCACCGGCTCAATTACTGTGGCTCAAGCCATGCTAATTTTCGCCAGCGGTGGCCTCGGCGTGGGTGCGGCGCCCGCTGATCCCGGGGCCGGCGGAATTTTTGCGACCGATATTTACAGTAGCGATGCAAGTTTTCTGATCCGCACAAAGACCACGCTCAACAACGGCGCTTCAAGCAATACAGGGACATTGACCAACGCGCCGGCATCTGGCAATCCCACAAAATGGATTTCTATCGACGATAACGGAACAACGCGGAAAATTCCCGCATGGTGAAAGTGTCGAACATGCAGTCATCACCCCCCTCCATTCCTGCTTCTGCGCCTCTCAGGCCGAGCGCCGAACAAGTCACGATTCAACTGTTGGAAGCGGAAGTAGCCAACTATCGACGCCAACTCGGTGCCTTTGTGGTAAGGATCAATGAATTGACTGATGAACTGGCTGGCGTCACCAAAGAACGTGATGAATGTAACAACAAGGCCAAGCCGGAACCATGAGCCTCACTTACACCACCTACGTCAATACGTTGGCGCAAATGTTGGTCGTTCCCTCGGGCGACCCGCGGTTTGTTGCCGTATTGCCTTCGATCATCGATGACGCCGAACAGCGTATCTATCGCGAACTGGATTTATTGGCAGAGCGCGTTTCCGATGTCGGAAACGCGACGCCGAATAGCCGCGGTTTCACACTGCCGACGCTTTTTGGAAAGTTTGTGGTTGTAGAAGAAGTTTTGGTCGGTACGCCGGCCGGCACAGCAAATAATACTACTCCACTGACAGCGGTCAGCAGTGAGTGTTTGCATGCGTTGTTCACCGACTACACTCCAGCAGCCTCAGGTGTGCCGCGATATTGGTCGCCATTCAACAGTACGATCATTCAGATTGTTCCTGCCCCGGACCAAGCCTATTTTATCACCGTAATAGGCACACAACGACCGGCACCATTGTCCGCCAGCAATACGACTACCGTTCTGTCGACTATGCTGCCGGATTTGTTCATGGCAGCATCATTGGTTTTCGGCGCTGGATATCAGAAAAACTTCGGGGCGATGAGCGACGATCCAAGGGCCGCTCAGAGTTGGGAAGCGCATTATCAATCGCTCAAACAATCCGCCCAAGTCGAGGAAATGCGGAAGAAATTGACATCGCAAGGATGGTCGAGCAAAGAGCCTGCGCCGCTGGCAACGCCGCCGCGAAACTGATAATAGGAGAAAGCATTGGCGGACCCCCTGACTTCAAACGTTGGATTGGCGGTTCCCACGCGCGGGTCCGATAGCGGCACTTGGGATGTGCCGGTGAACGGCAATATGAATGCCACCGACGGTATGTTTGGCGGGGTATTTGCCCAATCGCTGACCAACGCCAATGTCACGCTTTCAGTGCCGGCAGGGTTTACCGCCACACCATCGGCGGGACCAACGCAATCGCAAAATGCGATAATCAGATTTACCGGAAGTCTGAGCGGGAATTGTGTCATCACGTTTCCGCGGCCCGGCATCTACGTGGCGGAAAACCGCTGCACCGTCGGTTCTTTCTATGTGCAATTGACGAACGGCGGCGGCGGGGAAGTAATCGGCATTCCCGATGGGGAAGCGGTTGATGTCTATTCCGATGGCACCAACATGCGGTTTCGCAATCTTGGGGGGCGCGTTGGGACGATTGAACATTTTTCCGGCATATCCGCCGTGCCGCCGTGGATTGGCGCCTGCACGGTGCCGCCCTATTTGCTCTGCGATGGTTCTATCTACAACGTTTCGACCTATCCGTTTTTGGGAGCGAAGTTCGGTGCGACCTTCGGCGGCAACGGGAGTTCAACCTTCGGAGTGCCGGATTTGCGCGGACGCTATCCGTTGGCACTCGATGCCTCAGGTTTGCGGGTCACGAACGCGATCAGTAATGTCAATGCTGCGGTCCTGGGTGCCGCGGGAGGCGATCAATCGCAGACGAGCCACAGTCACAGTTTTTCCGGCAGCACCACCCCGGCGCTCAATTCGGCCGGCATCGTGCAGTGGACCGGACCTGGGGGAAATTTTCTCGGCGGCAATACCGTCGTGCCGGCGTCGAGTGCGTTCGTGGCGCCGATGGGTTCCGGCGGTACGTTCGCGCAGATTCAGCCGACTGTGAGCGTGAGCATCAGCGGTACTACCGGCGCTACAGGTAACGGCAATTCGCAGAATATGCCGCCAGTTCAGGTTACCGGCATATGGCTGGTGCGGGCGGCGTAGAGCCATGCCGTTTGGGTCTGTCAAGCTAATTCCGGGGGTTAACACGGAAAGGACTCCTACGCTTCTGGAAGCGTCTTTTGCTGCCTCGCAGGCAATTCGCTTCAAAGATTCGCTGGTGCAAAAGCAGGGAGGGTTTCAGAAGTTCTACGCGAATCCGGTGTCTGGCACGCCGCGCGATATGCACGCCTGGCAAGATTTGAATCAGGTGAATCACCTTGCCGTCGGCGCCACAACGCAGTTGGCGATCATCACCTCGGGGACGCTTAACGTCGTCACCCCGCAAACCCTGACGACGAATTTTACCGCCACGGGGAATTTTTCCTTCACCGCCAATTCGACGACGGTCGGTATTACCGATGCCAACGTGACCAATGTCACGATCCTCGACGCGATTTATTTGAATACGCCGGTTTATGGCGCTGGCGTGGTGCTCTCCGGGCTTTATCCCATCACCGCGATTACCGGGGTGAACGCCTATCAGATACAATGTGCGCTCGCTGCGGCGACGACAACCACGACAGCGCACACGCCCATCTTCACATCTTCGGCAAATTCGGCAACGGTTTCCGTCGAGATTGATGCACACGGCGTTGCGGCCGGTTCGACCGTGGTGTTTCCGATTACGACTTCGCTCAATGGATTGAGCGTTCAAGGAAGTTATGCGGCAAATACCATCACCGATGCCAACGATTTCACCATCACGGCAAACGTGCAGGCGACGGCGGTCGGCACCACGGCGATGAATGCAGGACGGGCGCAACTTGTCTACTACCTCAATTTAGGCCCGCCGGCCGGGGGGTCCGGGTTTGGCTTGGGCGGTTTTGGTTCGGGTGGGTTCGGCACCGGCGCGACGCCGGCATCGCAGAGTGGAACGCCCATCACCACGACCGATTATACCTCGGACAACTGGGGCGAAATTCTTCTCGCTTGTCCGATCAACGGCGGGCTTTATCAGTTCGATCCGACCGCCGGGTTTACCAATGCGGCGTTGGTACGCACCGCGCCGATTTTCAACGGCGGCATGTTTGTTTCGATGGCACAGCAGATCGTGGTGCTGTGGGGTTCGACGGTCACCGAAGCGATCGGCGTCGCACAAGACCCGCTGTTTATCAAATGGTGTACCATCGGGGATTTTCTTTCCAGCAGCGCATGGGTGCCATTGACCATAAATCAAGCGGGCGGCTATCGCATTCCGACCGGCTCGAAGATCGTCGCCGGGATGGCGGCGCCGAATCAAAATCTCATCTGGACCGACCTGGACTGCTGGGCGATGACCTACCAGGGTCCGCCGTTTGTCTACGGGTTCAACAAGATCGGCGCGGGGGCGGGCGCGGTTTCGACACATGCGGCGCAGCAGTTGCGCGGTTTGGTGTTCTGGTGGGGGCCGAACAATTTCTACGTCTATTCCGGCGGGGCCGTTTCCGTGCTGCCGTGCCCGGTGTGGGATTCGGTGTTTCAGAATTTGAATACGGCGTTTACCAAGAATGTACGGGCGATGCCCAATACGCCGTTCAATGAAGTGGGCTGGCTGTTTCCATCAACCGCGTCGTCTTCGGGCGAATGCGATTCGCACATCAAGTTCAACATCACCGAACCGGGCGCGCCATGGGACATCAACATCGGCAATTCGCAATTGGCAAGAAGCGCATGGATCGACCAGACGATTCTCGGCTTCCCGATCGGGGCATCCTCGCAAGGGTTCATCTATCAGCATGAAACCACCAACGACGCCGATGGTTCGCCGCTCAACTGGTCGTGGACCACGGGTTATTTCGAGATCGGGGAAGGGGAGGACTTCTTCTTCGTCGACCAGATCATCCCGGATTTCAAGCTCGGAACCTATGCGGCAAGCCAAGGGGCGCAAATCCAGTTGACCTTCAACGTGGTCAATTACCCGACCGATACCCCCTTGACCTATGGGCCGTACCTGTTCAATTCTTCGGTGGAATTCCTCTCGGTGGGCTTTCGCGGCCGGCAAATGTCGATTACCGCTTCGGGAAGCGATCTCGGATCGTTCAATCGGCTGGGGCGGGTGCGGTATCGCTATCGGCCGGATGGGAGGGCGTGATGCCAAACGAAAAATCGCCCGATCTTTGCGACTGTTGCTTTTATCCCCAGCCGGGGCCGCATCATTTGACTTGTGCCTATCGAATACCGGATCACCCGGTGCTCAAACTTCCGATGTGGTCGGGAAAGTATTACAACGCGAGCGCCGATCCTGATGACGTGACCAACGAAAACGGGGATGGGTAATGCGACCGCCACTGCCGGATGGGTTTCTATGGCTGCTCTTGGGCGGATGCGTCGCCTCCGCTCTCATAACCGCAGCGATTCTCTATTTGTCAGGTCGCAATGGCTAATTCCGCCCTCGAAATCATCAATGATCACATCGGCGGCGGTCAGGCAAAGCTCGTAGCGTACCGCAAGGCGTATTCAGGTTCAGGGGTTTACGTCACGAAGTTTTCCAAACAAGATGAGAGACTGTTGGAAAGCCTGATGGCAGCGCGCGATCTGCTCGACGCGGCGCAGTTCGGAATCAACGATGACGGTTTTCGCTTGGCGTTGCAGAATTGGGCAGCGCTCGAATGGGGTGGATTTTATAATCGGGCGACGTTGAAAAAAACAGCGGTGTTGCAGAAGCCTGAAAAGAGGGAGTTGGTACGTGGGTAAGCCGTGGCCGAAGGACAGTCCGCGTCGTTTGGCACAGGCCGAACGCATGCGCGCCAACAACGCGGATGAGAATTTTACCGCTCGCCGTATCGCTGGCGTGTCCGCCAGCGAAAAACACAAGGATCACTTGCGTCGGCTCATCGCGAAGAACCGTGCCACACCGGAACAGGTCCGGCAAGCAGCAAGGCGCCCCGACGTGAAGGCAAAAAAACGTGCCGCCTCGATCAAAATGCAGGATAAGCGCCGGGGTGCTCCTATCCCCGAAGGCTACGAATCGGAGTACAAGAAGCTGCGCAAGGTTTGGGGTATGCCCGAAGCCTTGCGGATGATCCGGTTGCAGCGCGGCAAGGACTTGCGGGCGCTATGCCATTAAACAAGTCAAAATCGGACGCGGCCTTCAAGGAGAACGTCCGCACCCTCATGGGAGAAGTGGGCAAGAGCAAGCATGTCAAATCGCGGGAACAGGCCCTAGCGATCGCCTACGCGACGCAACGGCGAGGCAAGAAAAAGGGTGGTCCGGTTCACTTCCAGTACGGCGGCTTTGCCAATCCGGCCGCTGCGCCAGTCAGTGGGCCGGAAACCGGCGGACTTGGAATGGCGGCGCCTCCGTCGCCCATGCCAACGGCCGTGGCCGCGTTTTCCCCGCCTCCCGTCACGGCGCCTGCCCCTACAGCCTATAGCCAGCCAGCGGCCATGCCTGCGCCGCCGATGGCCCCGCAAACCGGTGCCGGTTTGGGCGGCTTGGGAAGGCTTATGCCGGGCATCGGCGGGGGTGGTCAGTGGGGCGGGAATCCGGGCGGATTGTTCGCGGGCGCCGGAATGGGTTATCCTGGTTCAATGGCTGGACCGCAGTCAACGAAACACGGCGGCGTGGCGAGGGGGTACGCGTTGGGCGGACCGCCGATGCCGTGGTTTTCAAAGAATGAGGCGCGCGGGCTTTCTCACACTGGCCCGATTCCGTCGATTGTGCCAGGGCGCACGGATAGACACAACGTAAACGTTCGTTCCGGTTCTTATATACTTCCGGCCGACACCATTAGTCACTTAGGCCAAAATAATAGTTCCGCAGGTTATGCGGTCGTCGGAAAGATGTTCGGGCGCGGACCGTTCGCAGCATCTGCGCCGAAAATGGGGCATCGCATGGGACTTCCCAAGCCGCCGAAGTTACAAGGCGTGATGACTTCGGAAGGTGGAGCAAGGGGACGCGACCTCGGAACACCCGTACCGATTGTTGCGGCCGGTGGTGAGGACGCGCTATCGCCAGAAGAAGTGGCCATGGTCGGGGCGGGCGAAGGCGATATAGAAAAGGGCCGTCGGATTATCGCATCAAGCGGCGTCCATCCGATCGACGTGGAGAATGGCCATAAGATTCTCGATATGTTTGCTATGAAGATACGCAAGAAACACATCTCCACCCTCAAAGGGCTTCCACCGCCGGCAAAGTCATGAGTTATCTGGTTATCGACACGGAGACTACCGGTCTCACCTTTGATCATCTGCGCGCCGACGCGCCGGAACAGCCGCGCATGGCATCATGCGCGCTGTTGTTTGTCAACGATTCTTTGGAGTTGGAACATGAGTGGAATGGACTGATTAAGCCGGATGGCTGGACGATGCCGGCTGAAGTCGAACGGATCAATGGCCTGTCGACGGAAAAGCTGCTGGCCTCAGGTGGCGCGGTATTCTATTCACTGGCTATCTATGGAGCGGCGGTTGATACGGGCCGCGTCGTCGTCGCCCATAATATTCATTTCGATACGAAAATCATTCGCGGCGAACTCCGTCGCAGTGGACTTTCGGATCGGTATAATCAAACCCGCACCATCTGTACAATGATCCATGGGCGACGTGTCTGCGGACGCGGTTCGCTGGCGTTCGTTCACGAAACACTTTGCGGCGCCAAACTTCAGGACGCGCATTCGGCCCGCGCCGACGCTCATGCATGTTTGCGCGTATTGCGTGAACTCTCACGGCGTGCAGGAAACCCGTCAATATTGGTGAATCTGCCGAGGGTTGCCGCATGACGCCGCGCATTGCCACCCGCGCCGACGAACCGGAGATCATGCGGCTGTTGCACATGATGCACGAAGAATGCGGGATGCTGTCGCTGGACGAGGATTGCGCGCGGCGGACCTTTGCGCGGGCGTTTGATCGGCAGGGCGGCATCATCGGCGCAATCGACGACCGGAAACAGCCGGGCCGTATCGAGGCGATGATATTTCTTCTGTTTGCAAAATTCTGGTACACCAACGACGATCATCTGGAAGAATTGTTCAACTATGTGCGCCCCGATTGCCGCGACACTGATCATGCGAAGACTCTGATCACCTTCGCCAAGAACTGCGCCGAGAAAATTGGCATTCCTTTGATGATCGGCGTGCTGACAAATAAACGAATGGCGGCCAAGGTGAGACTCTATCGGCGAGTATTGGGAAACCCGCGCGGGACTTTCTTCGTGCACAATGCCCCCTCGCGCTGGGCGACCGACGATTATTCCAACGAGGACTTCTGGCGGGCGACATTTGCCCATCGCAAAGACAAGACCGCGGCGTTGCCCGTTACGATGTCAACGGCATCCATGGTGGGGATGATCTAGCAAATGTCGAAGGGAACAAATACAACTACGACCAACACCGCTCCGAACGCTGCGGCGATGGGGGCCTATCAGAACTTGCTCGGCATTTCGCAGGGGGTCGCGAACGCCAATCCGTTTCAAACATATTCAGGCGAGTTTACAGCCCCGGTCAATCAACAACAATACGGCGGAATTTCCAACATCAATAATTACGCAGAATCGGCGCAACCGGCCATCGGTGTGGCCGAACGCCTCGCGCTCATGGGTGCGGCTCCGATCACTTCGGGGGACATTCAGGGTTATTATAATCCGTGGCAGCAACAAGTTGTTCAAGCGACGGAAAATCAATTTCAGAATACCAACGCCCAGCAGCAGCAACAAGTGCTGGGCAACGCGGCATTGCAAGGCGCGCTCGGTGGCGACCGCGTGGGCGTGGCGCAAGCCAATCTCGCTGGCCAACAGCAAATGGCGCAAGACCCGGTAATTGCCCAACTCGAATCACAGGGGTTCAATCAGGCGGCGCAGCTTGCACTCGCGGCAAAGCAGCAGGAAGCACAAGGCGCCTATTCGCTCGGGAATCTGGGCGTGGCAGGCCAGCAGGCCGGATTGACCGGCGCAGGCGCGCAAGTTCAAGCCGGAACACTCGAACAGCAGACCCAACAGCAGCTTGACGCCGCCCTGTATAACCAATTCCTCATGCAACAAGCCTTCCCCTACCAGCAGACCCAATGGCTTGCGGGTATAGATACCGGGGTCGGCTCGCAGATGGGGGGAACCTCGCAGACCACGGTGCCGCCGCCGAGCTTGCTGGCGCAGTTGGGCGGGTTAGGGCTTGCCGGCGTCGGCGTCATCGGCGGCACGGGCGGATTTGGCAAAAGTGGATGGCTTACAGGTGCCCGCCATGGCGGGGCTATCGAGGCGCACCAGCACGACGATGGTGTCTGGCGCGTTCCGGGCTTTGCCGATGGCGGGGTGCCGGTGATGATCGGCCAGCCGCTCTACGGCGGTATTTCGGGGTTTGTTCCGCAGACGCAGATCACCCGCGGCCGGGGAGCACCTCCCCCTCCGGGCACAGCCCCATCCAGCGCCACGCAGATGGTGCAGGATGCACAGAAGATCGCATCGGCATTCAAGGGCACGGGGGGCTTGGGAAAATCGACTGTGGGCGCTCCCATGGGGCTCGCACCCGCTGCGGACGGGCCGGTACAGTCTCCCGGATTGAGCCCCGCCACTACGCCTTTGGGGGATGAAGGAATCTATGCCCGTGGGGGGATCGTTGACCGTCTGCCGACCCATAACCGCATCGATCTGACCCGTCGCGCAGGCTTTGGCTTGGGTTCCGTGATGCCGATGCACCGGCAGGAAGGCGGCGATGTGGTCGAGATTCCCGCCGAAGATTTGCCGGCGCAGACTCCCCCGGAAGCCTTGGCCGCATGGCGGCAGGGGCGCGATCTGGCGATTGCCAATGGGGAAGGGGGTGTTGGGGTTCCACCATCGGCACTGCCCTTTGCTTCGACCGAGTCTGCCCCCGTGGCGGGGATTTCGGGGACTCCCGTTGCGGACCGCATGGCCGCGACCTACGGGCAACGGCAGCCTGTGACCGTACAGCGCGGGACTGGCGAAAGCGTGCCGTGGTCGTCATCTCAATCGAATATCTGGCCGTCGTTGATGGCGGCGGGCTTCGGCATGATGTCTTCGCGTAGTCCGTTCCCCGGCGTTGCGATCGGGGAAGGGGGATTGCAAGGGCTTGGAACATATACACAGTTGGGCAAGGAACAGCGCGCGGAGGCGATGACCCAACAGAAAATAAATCAGGCGGCGGATAATCTCGCGCTGCATGCGGAACAGGTGCAGAAGAACATTGCACATCAGACAAAGCAAGAGAATTTGGAACAAGAGAAGTTCACATTCACTAAACAAAAGACGGATACGCCGTTCGGTTGGACGCGCGGCGACAACGGACAACTCATTCCAACTCCCGGTGGCCCGCATGATCCAGCAACCATTCGCGCGGAGTCGGAAGCTAAGGGCGAAAACTGGAAACAGACATTCGATCCCACGACCGGGCAAATCCTGTGGTTCAACACGAAGACTATGGAGACGCGCGACCAGAAGGGTAATCCGGTGACGCCGCCCAGTGGCCCATCACCTTCTGCTCCGGTTCCGCCTGCGCCGGGAACACCCACTTCGCAAGAGCCGGCATTGCCTTCCTCGCCAACTCAGGTGGGCAATGCGCCAGCGGGACCGATCAAAGTTGCCTCTACCGATCCCAATCTCGTGGGAATCGTGCGTGCCAATGCGGCACAGGCGGCGCAACCGTTCAATTACGGACACGATGCGCCGTATGTCGAAAAAGGCATGGAGGTTCCAGAACCGCAAGCGATCGGCGGCAAGTCCACTGCGGCGATCAAACAGGCCGGTGAATATTTCTTGCAAACCGGAAAACTGCCGGCTGGATTTTCCATTCCCAAGGGCAATAATCCCGTTGCGGTCACTCAAGCTTTGGCAGGCAATTCCGCAATCAACTACGCAAGTGCGCTTGCCAGTTCGCGCGGGATTACGCCCGAGCAGGCGTCCGAGACGTGGCGTTCGGCACCGGGCATGCTGCGGTTCATCATGGGACCGGATGGGCGCGCTACAGTCTCGCTCGGCGTCGCGCAACGGCACCTTGATACTTTGATGGAATATGCGCGCGAATGGGACAAGGCAACAATCTCTGGCCATTCGCAGACGTTGCGTTCGTTGCAAGAACGGATCATGCGGGAATTCGGTTCCGATGCGTCAAGCGGATTGCGTGCGTCAGCGCAGATCATGGGGCCGGAAATCGTCAAGGCCATCGGCATCGCCGGTGGAGGTTCCGACAGAGATCGTTCTGAGGCGACTGCCTTGTGGACAGCAGCAAACAGTCTGCCGCAGATGGAAGCTGCGGCAAAGGCCACGCAACGCCTGATGACCGGCCAGTTGCAGGGCAAGGAAAACATGGCCCTCTCGGTTGGCGTGACGCCGGAACGGTTCAAGACTCTCATCGGGCCTCATGAATATGAGCGGTTGAAGCAGATGGAAGGCGGGGGCGATGGTGGCACGACCGCGCCTGCGCAAACCACCACTCCGCAAGTCCCACCCGGTAGCCGCAAACAAAACGGCTGGTGGTATACACCTGACGGCAAACCGATTGGGCCGGCGCAATAGTCATGGCCGATCCGCCTCCTTTCGATCCGAATCAACCGTTCGAGACAAGTTCGGCCGGGCCACCACCGTTTGACCCATCAAAACCATTTGAAACACATGCGCCGCGCCAAGGCTACGTCGCCAACACCGCCGAAGCCGGGCGTTCTGCGCTGGAAACCATGAACCGCACGCTCAATCCGTTCTCACAGTCTTTTCGACAGGGACGTGAACGGCAAATCAAGGAAGGCCAGACGTTAGGCGAAACGTTGGGCGGCGATACATGGCGCGGCATTGGCGCTGGTGCTGAATTGCTGGCGTCTCCGATCACGGGTGCTTACAAGACCGCGGCGCCCTATCTTGCCGATCTTGAGGCTAAAGCCATTCAGGCGATTGGCGAACCGATCGCACGGACTCTGAGTCCCAATCCCGTGTTGCCGACGACCGAACAGATTTCGCGGGATATCGAGCCGCAAGTGGAAACCGCGTTGGGGCTGGTAGCACCGCGTGCGGGCATGCCAACGGCGGGAAGTGTTTTTCGTCCCTCGGTTCCGGCACCGCCGGCACCACCGCCGCGTCCGCCGACTTCCACCGGGCCGTTCGGCGTGACATTGAGCGAAGGCCAGGCGACGGGCGATCTTTCGACGATCCAGCGCGAGCAGGCGGCATTGCGCGGTACGTCGGGGAAGCCGGCGCAAACGGCGGCACAGGAATTTTACGATCAGCAGCAGGCGCAGTTGGTCGCGGCACAGGGAGACATCGCAAAGTCTCTCGACGTGCTTGGCAATCAAATTATCGCGGCTGGGCCGGCAGAGGCGGGTGATGTCGTTTCCACTGGGATAGGACAGGCAGCGACGACCGCGAAGGCTGGCGTCAAACAGGCTTATGACGTAGCCCGCGGAATGCCCGGCGAGATTCATGCCGGTGTGTTTGAAAATATGGCATCGGGAATCAAGGGTGACTTGTCCCTGCGGTCGGAGCCGGTGATCGTCGATGACCGGCTGACACCGTACGCTTCGCGCATGATCGACGACATCAACAATCGCGTTTCTCAATTGCGCATCCAGAATAAGGCCGATCCGTTTGGCCAACCCAATCCTGAAAACATCGTCGGGGTCAACCTCGCGGGCGTGGACCAGATGCGCAAGCGTCTTTCGTCGATGCGACGGGATGCCTATGCGACCGGTAATGCCGCGGACGGACGCGCTGCACAGGCAATCATTGATGCCTTCGACGAAAGAATAGACGGCGCGATCAACGGCGGAAAATTTACCGGCGATCCGCGAGCCGTCCAAGCGTGGAACGATGCGCGTGCGGCCTATGCGGATTATCGGCAGACGTTCACGGCGGGAAAGAATGATCCGGTCGGGCGTGTGGTGGAACGCATCACCGGAAAAGGAAACAATCCCGCGGCAATTGGTAATGACGTGGCGGATTTTCTTTATGGGTCGTCGGGGGTGAATCCATCGACGCTCAATGTGAACGTTGCCAAACGGGCCAAATCGATTCTCGGTGAACAATCGCCTGAATGGGTAGGCGCTCGCCAAGGTTTGTTTTCTCGGCTCACGGAAACACCTCCCGGCGTGACCGACTGGGGGCCGGGCAAGGTCGCCAACCGCATCAACCAATTTCTGAGTGGCGACGGCAAGGAAATGGCGAAGGTTGTTTTTTCCCAACAAGAGCGCGCGATGCTGCAACGTTACGCCGATCTCATGCGGCAATTGGAAGTGCCGAAGTCGGGCGCCAATTGGTCGAACACCGCAACGTTCATGCAGAAAGTCGGCAACAAGATCACCAGCAATACTGCGGCGGTGATCGGCGGTTTCATGGGGCACACCCTCGGTTTGCCCTACGTCGGGGAGCTTGCGGGAATGGCGGCCGGTAAGGGCGCAGCCAAAGTCATCGGCAAGATCGGCGAGGCGAAGGAAGCCAAAGCCGTTTCCGGCCTGATGCCCACAGTCGCTAATCAGGTCAAGCAGTGGCAGGCGGCGGTGCGCCGGGCGCAGAGCAATGCCACGCCGTCAACCAGGGCGGCCGTCGCCCTCGCCAGCACCAAGCTCGCGGGTTCGCTCAAGCAGATGGGTATAACGGCCGTCGAGGCCGGCGCACCAGCAGGTGCCCAGAATCAGCAGAATAAGGTTAATGGGCCACCACCCCAACAGCATGACGGCGGTGGCGTAAAGCAGGAAGAAAGAGCGCACGGGGGCTCCGTGAGGGGACACTCCATCCTACGCCAGCATGGTGGAAGGGTCAATGCCGCGAATATCGAACGGGAACCTACCGAAAAGCAAAAGGTCGCGGGTAATTATTCAAAAGAGCACTTGTCGTTGTTCGGTTTGGACATCACGATTGAAAACGCGAAGGGCCATGAACGGCGAGGGGTGGATAAGGGCGGCAAGGCGTGGGCGGTGAAAATGCCCGCGCACTACGGCTACGTGAAGGGCACGGAGGGTGCCGACCGGGATCACGTCGATGTTTATTTGGGGCCGCATCGAAACGCACCAATGGTTTATGTTGTTGATCAAAGGAATGCCGAAACTGGCGCGTTCGACGAGCACAAGGCGATGCTCTGTTTTGGATCGGAAGAACAAGCAAAACAAACATATTTGAAAGGATTTTCTGACGGCAAAGGTCGTCAACGGCTAGGTGCCATGACCAGCATGACGATTGAACAATTCAAGCACTGGCTTGAACACCACGACACGACAAAGCCGCTCAAGGAACGTCCGCCGAAACTCCCTCACGCGGCCGTGGGTTACGTCGAGGTCTCCCCACACAAGGACAAACGCTGCGGTGTATGTTCCATGTATGTGCAACCGGATAAAGGTGGGCCATGTACCCTTGTTCGCAACCCTATCGTAAGTGGAGGATATTGCCTTCGATTTAATAAGAAAAGGTGACTAAAGTGGATTCACAAGCTCTCGGTTACGTGCTATACAAGGCACCATGAACTATAGAAAGATATACGCATCGTTGGTTATGGGCGCGTACGGCAGGCCCCGAACGGTTAATGGGGTCTTTGAGACGCATCATATTGTGCCAAAATGTTTGGGTGGTTCGGATGACGATGCTAATTTGGTCAATTTAACGCCGGAAGAACATTATGTTGCACATCAACTTCTGGTTAAGATGCATCCAGGGAATGGAAAGCTGTTGTGGGCGGCTATTGCAATGACGGGTACGGGGCATGGAAGGGGTAACGGACGCCACGGAAATAAACTTTATGGATGGTTGCGGCGTAAATTTATAGAAAACCAGATGGGGCGGCCGTATTCGGAGGAAACGCGACGGAAAATAGGAATCAAGAGCAAAGAAAGAAATAGAGGTAAAAACCATCCTTTGTTTGGCACACATCATTCTGCCGAAACACGCCGTAAAATAAGCTTGGGAAATATAGGCAAGATGAAAGGAATACCGAAAGGTCCGTTTTCCGAGGAACACAAAAGGAAAATAAGTGAGGGGAGACAGAAATTCTTTGCGGCAGGGGGCGAGGTAAATTTTAAGGGCTGCAAACATACGCCAGAAACTAGGGCCAAAATGAGCGCTTATTGGGCGTCTAAACGAGAGGCTAAACCCCATGCCTCCTAACATCGCGCCTCCCCGCGGCGATCTTGACCGCGCCCCGGTTTCCGACCCGGAACAAGGCTGGCCATCGATCATCGAAATTGTCGCCTATTGGTCGAAGGACGGCACCCGCAAGGGCCGGCGCCGCTCTATTGAGATTGACGCCGATCAATTCTTTGGCCGGGGAAAATTCGGTGCGCCCATGTCCGGGGAACAACTGATTGCCGCCGTTGAAAGGCTAAGAAAGCAAGGGCCGGGAAAATGAAGATTTTTACCAGCGCGTCCGGTTATACGTTTGCATTCGGTGTTGCTAACGGCCAAACAAACATTCGCGCGATCTCATGGAACGATCCCGCGACGGAAAGTTTCATGGCCAAGACTGACAATGAGGCAGGTTGGCTTATCGCGCCTTGTCCGATAGGGGCTGACCCGGCCGTAGTAGAGCGTGCCGATGGAGTTATTTGCGTCGGCGAGACAATCGAACTTTATCATTGCGGGAAGCCTTTCGTTTGGGGTCTACGGCTTGCCGTGCCCGCAGGTGACTGGTGAACGAACAAACAAGCAAGCCTCCCTCATGAACCAAACCTGACTCCCATGTCCTTCCTCGACTCACAGACCGCCGCCAATCCTCTTTCCGGGGTTTCTTCCCTTGCCGATGCGGTCACCCAGCTTCAAGCCATTGCCCGCAATCTCGGCCAAGCCAACAACATCGCCTACCGCTCGAATGCGCTCGCCATCGGCACCACGCTTGCTTTCAATGCGCTCGGCACGGCAACCAGCCAAGTGCTTGCCCCCGATACCTCGCAGAATCCAAGGACCGGAATCCTTTTCCATAATCCGATGAGCGCAACGGCGGTCATTGTCTCGCCGTCCTCGATCGCGGCCACCTTCGGATCACCAGGCGGGGGCTACGTGATCCTTCCGCAAGATTATCTCCCCTTGGCGGGTTCCGTTGCCGCCTTTGCCTGGGTCGCTGCCGCACAGGCGGGGACAACCTGTTCATTGACGGTTGCGACTTCGCCCTATTGAGCGCGAATCACTTTAGAATTGTGCCGCATGGTCGGACGCCTCAATCCCAATTGGATCGTTCCTACTGCTCCCCGCGGCACTTCGGATAACCGGGCGGCCTCGACGGCGTTCGTGACGGGAGGCGGTTCGGGTGGAAGAATCGTACTCCCGTCGTCACTCTATCCCGGAAACGTCTTTTATGTCGCTACCAATGGGGTCGATGTCGCGACCGGGGGCACTGCGGCGGCACCGTGGCTCACGTTTGCCTACGCCATGAGTCAATTAACAAGCGTGTTCGACTTCGGCGGGCAGACCGTCACCTTGCAGGCGGTGGCGGGGCACGCGGCGTTTACTCAAACGCTGAATGTGACCGGATGGACGGGTGGAGGAAGCTTTGTTTATGATGGCGGCGGCGGTTCGATAACGGCGGCAAACTCAATATATATTTCAGGAACCATTCCGGGGCAGTTTATGCCTCAGAATGTTACATTAGTTTCCACAAACGGTATCTGTCTTTATATGAATGGAATTGGTGTAGTAACGATTGGCACTGGTGTCACGTTCGGGGCCTGCACCAATGTCCATATATTTTGTGGTGTCGGTGCGCAAGTTAATGGTCCGCAGGGGGATCACTACACCATAAGCGGGGACGCTTCGTTCACCCACGTCGATGTGAACTCAGGAACCGTGTTCCTCGGCAATTGCGGAATAGTTTTTGTTGGCACACGCACTTTTAATGTGTTTGTTCAGGCAGTGTTCTCCGGGCTAATTGTATTTGGAAATAATACGTTTAAGGATTCGGTATCTGGTGGAACGCCCACGGTGCATGCGTCTAAATTTGCCGCTTCTTTGAACGGCGTTATTTACACTGGCGGTGCCGGTGTGAACTATCTGCCTGGGAACTCGCCTGGAAGCACATCATCCGGAGGGCAATATCTCTAATGCCTGTCAGTACAAACTTTGCAACATCATACACTACCGTCAACGATAGTTCTCCGGGTACGCAGGTTTGGAATGTCGCCACTGGCGCCTTTGTTGTTGTCAGCGACGCCGGCTTTCTAGCGTGGCTATCGACGCAGGCACCTAACCCTGCCTCGACTACGCCAAACATTGTGTCCGCTGCCAGCAACGGAGGTGGTGGGACACGTTTCACGCTGTCCCCAGGTGAGAACCCTTCGCCGTTCCAATTCACCACTGGTGCGGTTTATAACATCAGTGGGACCGGCGGTCTTTACGACGGCAATCAAGCCATTACACGAATAGACGCAACCCATGTGGATATTGCGGTTGCTTTTGCCAGCACTTCGACTGGCTTCTTTTTTGGCGCAACTATTATTGATACCATAGCTAACCTTCTTAGCGTGATTGATGCTTACAACCAAAGCATCGTTCCGCCGTCCTACCTCGCCGTCACTTCTGGCGTTAACTACCAGATGGCGAACACGCCGCCGCTAGTGTTTGACTTCACACCAACCGCAGGAGGATTGACGCTTACATTGCCACAGATGAATGTGCCCGGCAGTCTTGCGAAAGGTCGATTATTGTTGATACACAATGCGGGAACGTTTCCCGTTACGGTCAACGATTTTTCGGGGGCGAACGTCTATCCGGGCACGAGTTTCCTTCCTGGCGCGTTTGCAGAATTTTATCTAAGTGACAATTCGACGAAACAAGGAGGGTTCTCTCGGTTCCCCGTCTTGGCGCGGTCCACTATCGGTATCGGGGATACGAATGCCACGTTGAGTGCGCGTCAGTCCACGCTGGCGATTTACCACACTACGGCGGCGGGGCTTAGCACCCCCCGGACGTGGACTTTGCCAGTGTCCGCGCAGATGTTTTCGTCGCTGGCGTTAATAACCGACGAGGCCGGCGCGGTTACTGCGACAAATACACTGTCTATTGCTCCACAGGGCGGGGAACTAATCAACGGAGTTGCCACTTCTGTCGTTCTCAAACGTGCTTTCGATTTCGTCTTATTGGAAGCCACTGCTGACGGACTCGGTTGGACCATCGTCGGGGGCAAGGGCGCGCTGGCCTCGACCGATCTCTCCGACCTGCCGATCCCGGTGGCGAGCGGGGGAACGGGCAATACAACAGGTCAGCCGAGTGGGTCGGCGGGCGGCGATCTTGGCGGCACCTATCCAAATCCCACCGTGGTTCAAGTCGAGAACGACACGGTTATGGTCGGTGATCTTCTCGCAACGAATACCGCAGCGCCTTCCTCGCCAGCCGCCGGCAAGACGCGCATCTACGTCGATTCCACGTCGAAAAATATCGCGGCTAAGAACGATGCCGGCACGGTCAATCACGCAGTGCAGACAGTCGCGGCGACGGCGAGTCAATGGATACGCGCGATTGCCGATGATGGTTCATCCACGAAAAGCCAGCCAGCCTTTTCTGATATTTCTGGCACGGCTGCATCCGGTCAGTTGAGCGGCGCCTATACGGGCATAACAGGTCTTGGTACGCTCACGTCGCTTGCGCTCTCTGGGGCCGAAACATTGAGCCAGGCGGTCGGCTCAGCGCAGATTGACAATACCGGACAGAGTACGTCGGCGGTGCTTAATGCCAACAATCTCGTTATAGCTGGAAGCGGCGGATATGTGTTTATAGTCCAAGATGTCGGGGGAGGCCAGATCGGAATTTACGTCGGGGATAGCGCCACTACTACATCTTTAGTGGGAGGGACCGCCGGGTGGACGGCCTCCACTAGAACCCCTTCAGGTGGGTTGTCATCGGTCGCTTGGGATACGTCGGCGAATTTCCGCATCTATAACAACGTCGGGGCAACGATTAACGTTCGGGTCTATGCGATTAAGATGCGGTGATCGTCGGCAGGACAATTTTAGAAAAATGGAAAAACCGGCCTCGATCTTCCTCACCCATCCCTGTCGCCAGCGCGGCTGCGCCGATTGGGATTGGGAGAACGACCGGCCGTGCGGGTGGTGTTTATGGAAGGAACCGCGCGGAATCTCCCTAGAAAATGAAGACCGCCACCACAAAACACCCAGCGATCAACACGCCAAGAACGCCCAAGAGCCGGATGAAGTGAAAGAAGTCTCTTGGGTTCATCAGGAATCTCCCTGAGTTTCTTCGGCTGGCGCGTCGATCAACGTGCGGAGTTTCTTCAAGATCGTCGCATTGGGGGCGATCTTTTCGAGATTGGTGATCGATTGTGCGAGCGCCTGCGCGGCCAACTGGTCGTCATTGAGCAGCGCTCCCCCATGGGTGAGATTATCGCGGGCGACAAGAACTGCGACCATCGTATTGCGCACGCCATGCAGAAGATTCGTCTGCCGTTCCATCATGCGCTTTGAGGCGGTAGCCATGTCGGCTTCGGAATTCTCGCAATGCTCGACGAGAATCTTCGCCTGATCGGCGGCAAGCTGAACCGCTCTTGCTCCTTCCTCACACATGCGTTGAAATTCATCGGCAAGGGAATTAAATGCAGTGACCGCCTTGTCGCGGGTATCGCGCAAGTCCTTGGCATGGTCCTTCATCTGGTGTTCGATCAAGGAGGCCGCCCGCTTTGCGGTGATCGGCGGATCGGTAAGGTCTACTGCCACCGGGCCGGCATCGTCGGTCGTAACGATGGCGGATTGTCGGCCTTGGGCAGACAGGCGCGCGGTTTCTGCCACTGCTTCCTCCATCGTATTAGGGCCTTCGGCGAGGAATTGCGGAATGCGGGGAAGATCGGGCATGGCGACGGCGGGGCCGTTGCTGATCTTGCGGTGACGCTTGCCGAAGGGAATGTCTGCGAGGCTCATAGCGGTTCTCCTGTTTTGCGGTTGATGACTTCGCCCCGCAAGGTCTTCTTGCGGTAATCCTCCCGCCCTCCCGGTAATGGGGAGCGTGATAAAGTCGCCCCGATATCGCGTCTGCGCTGGCGTTTGGACTTGGCGACCCAAGGCGTGTCGACCTTGTGATTGTGCTCGATGTTGCATTTTGGATGGGCCAGTCCGTCAGCCGGTGCGCCAGTGATAGCGTGCGGCGCCGGCATGTGCGATTCGTGCCAGCGGATGCCGCGGATGATGGGGAGTCCGCAAATATTACAGAGTGGGTTCGATGTCGTCAGTCCTGCCGCGATCTGCTCCGCGAGCACGCGGTCGTAAAGTTCCTCACGTGCGGAGGCCGAAAGGCGGCGGCGTTTGAAGAATCTCATTTGAATTCCTTGGCCAGTTCCTTGGCTTGGGCATAGAGAATATCGAACTGCGCTTCTGAAATAACGACGTGGTAGGAAATGCCGGTCGCGGAGTTGGTCGCGTCAACGTTGAAAGTGACGGCGAGATCATCGCCATCCCGTTTCATTCCGACGCTGCGCGGCCAGCCGAGAGCAAGGTTGGTCATGCGCCCGCTCGGGTTTTGACGTTTAATCTGCATGAGAGTGGTCCTTTTCGATTGAAAGAAAGAGCGCGGGCGACGAACTGGGGGAACAGTGTTTCGCCGCCCGCGGCGCGGGATGTCCTTTCCTACATGCCCGCGTTACGCAGCAACCCGTTCAGCCATGATGAGCGCGCGCATGGAAGCGCCGAAGTCCGCGCGCACGCGTTCCTTGTTCGGGGTATCAAGCGCGGCAATGCGCTTTTGTACGTCTTCGCTCTCGCCCCAGTCTTTGAGCGCGCCCGCAGTCTTTTGTGTGCGCAATTCGTTGATGAGGATCGAGGCTGCGCGTTCCTGTGCGCCAGCAAGGCCATTCGCGGCTGGTTTGCCGTTGCTCGCGAGTAGCCGCTTGAGCCGCTCAGCTTCCGCCGGCAGGATGACCGCAGTCTTACCTTTCATTTCGATATCGACCCACGTCGAAGGAACGTCGTACAAGTAGCGCCCGACTCCCCAGCGCACGGCGGCGCGTTTGAAGGCGTCCGACAGTGCCCCTTTTTCCGCCTCGTAGTCGGTATCGCCCGCGCCGTCCGCCTTGAAAATCCATTCGTCGCCGACCTTGATGCCGATGCGGCACACGGTCTTGCCATTGGCGTGCGGATAATCGTTGCACCAGCCGCCGGGGCCGCAGGCTTCGTCGAGCCGATCGGCAACGTCACGCGCGTCGATGTAGCACATGGCAAGGCCACGATCTTTCTTCTCGGTCGTCGCACCAATGCGCCATGACACTTTGTCAGGTGCGAACGGGGCCTTGAGTTTGGCAAATAGATCGGTACTCATCACAGACTCCTTTGGGTTGACGATGATATTCCGGCGGGTAGTTCTTTCTTGAGTTTGCGGTAGGCGCGGGCGTCGGACAGGATCGCGTCGACCAATTTCTCCGACAGGCCGACCTTGGCGAGGGCCTTGAGGGCGGCAATCGGATCATCGACCGTTAGGGTTTCCTTGGCCCGCAATGCCATGCTGCGGCCTCCGAGTGCACTGCCGAATCGAACCGGGACTGCGCGTTCGGCAATCGCAGCGGCGCGCGCTGCAACCTTGTAATCGGCAAAACTCGCGTCCGCTTGCTCGATCGCTTGGCCGATATCGATTCCGCATTCGCCCACGTCCGCCGCCGCAATAGCATCTTGTTCGCGGGCTTCGGCTTCCCGTGCCAGGCGTTCGGCTTCTGCTGCTTCGGCGGCCAATCGCGCGGCCTCGGCAGCGCGCGCGGCTTCCTGCGCTCGCGCGAAGGCGTTGAGGCGGTCGCGCAGAACCGCAAGTAACCGATCGAGAGATTCCCGCGCCGGCCGGTAGGCGTCGTTGATCGCCTTGACCTGCGCATTGAGTGGATCGACCTTGCCGCGCCGTTCGCCGTCGAGTTCCTCAAGCGTGACCTTGACGCTTTCGAGCCAGCGTGCGGCGTCTTTCGCTTCCTTAGCGTTGGTGACGGCGGGCGTTTCTTTGAGGAAGTTATTGAGTTCGCGATACGTATCGCGCGCGAGCGTGATTTGATCGGGATGGTTGTCCACGCGCGTGACCATTCGGTCGCCAGCGGGAATATCGATGCCGAGATCGTTCATCGCACCTACTCCGCGGCCTGAAGGAACTGAAATCCTGGCTGTTCGCACAACAGCCGATGGCGCTGGCCGGCGATGCGATCGGCCAATTCGCGCAAGGTATCCTCCGCGCGCCGAAGGTTGAAATCGGACATCGATTGATCAGCCATGAAGGCGCGATCGGCGATGGCGAGATCAACTTGATGCACCGCGTCCGCCACCGCGCGGGTGAAGTAAGAAAGCAACAACGCCTTACTCATGGTTCAGTCTCCCCTTTGCCTTTGCCAAGTCGAAGCCCTTTGCCCAGGGCTGGTTTCAGTCACGTCATGTCAGCATCAAGTCGCACGAACTGAAAGTTCCAGGTGGTTCCCGTGAACATCGGCTGGTCGTTTACAAATTCGACGACGGCGCGGATACCCTTGAAGGTACGGATGTGGGTGTCTTCCTCGCGCACCGCCTCGATCTCGCCGGTCGGTAGCCGCAGTAGAATGATGTACGTGCCCATTCTACATCCCCCTCACGATGATCGGCACCCATACCGCGAAGGTGGCGGCGGCGAGCGCGAGGGCGACGTAAGCGGAAAGAGGGATGGCCATGGCGGCACCGATTTGGTTCATGAGAGAGGCGGGCGTGTGGGCTCTTTCACCGGTCACCTGGGGTAATCCCGGTAGGAAGTGAGACGCGCGGGATTGCAGCCTTGGCGTTCTCCATGACTTGCCGCGCCGTTGCATGGTCCTCGCAGGCTGCGAGATAGCGTTGGTGTGCCTCGCGCGTTTCGTTGGTGTCTGGAAACAGATTGGCCGCATATTCCTTTTCGCGTTCGCCTTTTTCGTTCTTGATCCAGACTTCCTTGCCATCGATCAGCAGCGTAATCGTGCAGCCGACTAGTTCTTGCTCTCGTTTGTTCTGCATCGTCCATCGGCCGCCTAGCCGCAAAGCAGGGATATTCACCCGCCGACGATCAGCGTCCGATTTGTCGATCAACTTGCGCAGAGCGTTCAATTGGCCGGCATCCAATCCAAGCTCCGCACAATGCCACGTGCTGCTGTGTTCGAGATATTCAATTGCGAAGCCTTTGTGTGTGGTGTCGAAGCTCATTTTACTCTCCCGGAAAGTTTGGTGATGACTTCTTCCCACGAGTCGCCTTCGGCTTTAATGTGGAAGAACATGCCATTCGATATGCCGACCGTCATCTTGTAATGGCGAGTTATGGACGCCAGCCGATCTACTTCTTCACGCGCCGCCTTGTGGGCCGCGTGGAGACTTTGATATTCAGCGTCCGCCGCCAGGATCGCGCGGTATCGTTCGTCCCGCTTCTCTTTCAGCTTGTCGCGTTCTTCGATCACGGGTTTAAGGGCTTGCTTCGCCGCGTCCCGTTCGTCCTGCGTCGGCGCCTTCGGGTCGACGCGGTAGCCGAGTGACTTGCCAAGTATCTTGCCTAACTTCTTGATTGCGACTGCGCGGTCCATTTTCTCCCCCTTGTTCCGCGTTAGCGGCAACACCAAATAAAACTCAACTACGGCACCCAAGCCACAGTTCTGATCTCGGTTCCTTCCTCGACTGCATCACTAGCTTTGGCGATCTCGAAGAAGGCATTGCCCTCAAGAGCACTAGAAAGCGTATCGGTGAAGGCGTCCAAATCCACCCCGATTACGCCTGACGAAAGCTCGCGCCCAAGTGTCGCGACATGAGCGTCTACGATCTTGGCGAAGGCAGCGAGATAGGCGTCAACCGCCTTGATGTCTTCGACTTCGGGGATTGTCGGCA